ATCTACCCAGGTGCTGCATCTGCGTCGCGCAGGTGCGCCTGAAGACCTGGTGGTTGATGCCCTGCAAGAACCCGTCTGACAGTTCGTGCCCTTTCTCGATGAGCTTGTCTCGCGCGGCTACAGCGGAGGGCTTTAGGTTGCGCCGCAGGAAGTTGTTCAGGTTCATCGGCGTGCCCGTCTTCGAGGCGAAGATGAAAGCCTCGGGGCGCTGGTCCTCCATCGTGTCGAGCCAGAAGTCGAGTTCCTGCTCAATTGACCTGGGCAGCCAGACGAACGTATCGCTGGCCTCACTCTTGGGCTCCACGAGCCGGTCCTCGCCCCGCAGTTCCTCGGAGACAGTCTCGTCGATGCGAAGCTGGCCAGGCGCGATGCGGTCGTTCCGGCGAAGGGCGAATAGCTCGCCGGGCCGCAGGCCCAGGACCATCAGCATCCGAACGATGAGCCGGTCGCGGCCACTCATCGCGGCCAGCAGTTCTGCGATCTCCCCCTGGGCAAGGACGCGCTCGGATGGCTTCTTCTTGGTTTCTGGGACTTCGAGCTTCCGCGCCTGGTTCTTCCCGACGAAGTCCTGCTCCAGCGCCTCATCCAGAATCGAGTTCATGTACACGCGGAACTTCTGGACAACGGACTTCGAGTACTGCTCAGCGAGGCCGTTTAGGTGGGTCTGCAACGTGAAGCGGTCGAGTTCGCCGAGTGCGTGGTCGCCGAAGGGCTTCAGGAGGTAGGTCTCGATGAAGCGCTTTGTCTTCGGAGCCGACGACTCCTTCCACTTCTTCATCGGGAGAAACCGGTTCTCGTAGAACCAGCGCAGCGTCAGTTCCGGCGATGGCTTCGGGGCCTTGCTGGTTTCCTTGGCGATGAGGGCCTGGAGTTCCTTCTCGGCCTCCCACTTCTTGCGCTCCGACCGCAGGCCGAGGTCTGCGATCTTGTGCCTGCGCTTCTCGGAGCCGTCGGCCTGGCGCTCGTAGAGGTAGTAGTGGCCGCGCCACTTCTTGACCTTCTTGCCGACCGGCTCGACCCACCCGTCCTGATGACGCTCCCGTCCCATGTGTTTTCCCTTCGACAGAAGCAATCTTACCTGCTCGGGCGAGAGGGTCTTCTTCATGCGGCAATCCCCTGCTCCCGCAGCCAATTCTCGACCTCATCGGCCCTGAAGCGGATCAGCTTCCCGAGTCGGACGACTGGCAACTGTGGGCGTCGCGTCCCGGAGGCGTGCTTTCGCACCCACTGCGGGGAAACGCCGAGCCACTGAGCAAGCTCCGTCGGGGTGAGGAGCTTCTCGCGCTCCTTCATCGTCACGATCATTCTTCATGCCCTCCGGTGTCCCAATCGCGCGATAGATTCTCGAACTTCGTCAGTTCCCGCAGGAAGGCGAGCCGTCGCGTGCCGGTCGGACCGTTGCGCTGCTTCGCCACGATGATTTCGGCGATGCCGCGCAGGTCTTCGCGGTCGGGCTTGTAGACCTCCTCGCGGAAGATGAACATGCAAACGTCGCAGTCTTGCTCCAGTGAGCCGGACTCGCGCAGGTCGCTCAACTGTGGCCTGTGGTTGCCGGGCCGGGCTTCGGGAGCGCGACTCAACTGGCTGAGCACCAGGAAGGGCACCTTGAGTTCGCGCGACATGAGCTTCAGCCCGCGCGACAGAGCCCCCACTTCGAGGTTGCGGTTCTCGCCTTTCCCGGCCCGCATCAGTTGCAGGTAGTCGATGACCACCAGTCCGAGGCCGTAGCGCGCCTTCAGCGCTGTCACCTTGCGGTGGATCGTCTTCAGGTCGGCGCTCGCCTGGTCGTCGATGAAAAGCGGCCAGCCGCAGATCTCATCGAAGGCAGTCGACAGCCGCCCACGGTCCTCGCGTCCCAAGTAGCCCGCGCGGAACCTCATTTGGTCGACGCGCGCCCGAGCGCAGACCAGCCTGGTCAGTAGCGACTCGCGGGACATCTCCAGGCTGAAGACGCCGACCGTCTCGCCATGCTCGGCGACGTGCGCCGCGATGTTGAGCGCAAGGGCAGTTTTCCCCATCGCGGGGCGCGCCGCCAGGATGACCAGTTCGCCCTCATGCAGGCCGAGGGTCATCTCGTCGAGAGCCGTGAAGCCGGTGGGCGTGCCCTTCTTCCGCTTGCCGGGATCGAGGAAGGCGTTGATGCCGCCCTCGAACAAATCCAGAATCTCGGTGGGGTGCAGGAGCCCGCGCGACTCGATCTGCTCGCGGATTCGCTCACGCCGCGTCTCCTCGACGAGGTTCATCAGATCATCGCCGGTGTGCCCGGCCTGGAAGTATTCGGTCGCGTCCTTTCCCACAGGCAGCTTGACGTAGACCACGTCGGAGGCCTTGCCGGTCAACTCCTTCACGATGGCCGCGCCACGTTTCAGGCCAGGCTCGTCGCCATCGGGAATCACGACCACGCACCGACCGGCCAGGGCCTGGGTGTACTCCGGGAGCCATTTCTGGGAAGCTCCGCCCGAGTTCGTCGTTGCGGTGAAGCCCTGCTCCTCGAGCGAGTGAACGTCCTTCTCGCCCTCAACCACGAAGACCGTGCTGGATGCCAGCACCTTTGAGAGCCGGTATAAGACGCGCCGGACCTCAGGTAGTTCGTCGTCACCATCGAAGGCCTCGCCCTTGACGGGAAACCAGCCGCCCTGCCCCTTGCGGTAGCAGCCAGCGGAAATTCCCCAGACCCATTCGCCGTCGATGGGATGCCGTCGGCGCTGCCTGAACTCCTTGGCCTTCCCGTTCCGGCCTGGCTCCACCCGTTGGACCTCGTATAGCAGGAAGTCCTCCTCGTCGCGGTACTCGTAGGTCGCCACGACGCGGGGCGGGACCTCGGCAGGATTGGCTGACGTTCGCGCAGGCTTGGGCCGTGGCGCGTCCGTCATGGCCTCCTCTGGCCTCATACCCACCATCTCGGCGACGCGCCGGACGGCGCTCTGGAAGTTCAGCCCCTCCAGCCGCGAGACGAAGCTGATCACGTCGCCCGAGGCCTGGCAGCCAAAGCAGTAGAACACGCCCTTGGAAGGCGTGACGGTGAACGAGGGCGTCTTCTCTTTGTGGAAGGGGCAGAGGCCGGTCAACTCGCCGTTCCCGGCCCGCTGCAGTTTCACGAACTTGCCGATCACCTGGGCGATGTCGGCCTCCGCCTTGACTCGGTCTACGTCGTAGTGCGCCATCACGCTATCTCGTCCTCGATGAACTCGGGCAGAATCTTGCCTTCCTCGTCCTTCCAAGGGGCGATCCACTCCGCGTTCGGGTCATAGCCGTCGCGCGAGCGCTTCGTGGCCCTGCGTGCGGCCTTGGCGTCCGGCGACGGGTTGGGCCGGTCCTTCCACTTCTTCGCGTGGAGCCACCGCGCGAAGCTCTGGATGTAGCGCCCGCCTTCACGCGACCAAAGCTCGGAATCCAGCCAGCGAGTGAGGCCGTCGAAGACCTCCGCGACGTTCGCCTCCGTGATGACCCGCTGGTCGCAGTAGGTCATCCAGATCTGGAACGCGAAGTCCTTGTCGGTGCAGTTCGGGTACTTCTCGGCCAGGCTCTCGAAGGCTGCCAGGAGCGAAGGGGTGACGGCACCGGTCGCGTCTTCCGTCTGTGGTGTTGGTCTGTTGTCTGTGTCTTGATTGTTGAAAGGCCCTGTTGAACAGAAATCCAACACGTGTTTAACAGGTGTTGCCGGTGTGTTGGGCTTGCACTGGAGGCGCTTCGCCGCTGAAGCTTTGCCAGCGCGGGACTTAGCCTCGCTGTACTCGCCAACGGTGGCGCGTTCGGCTTCCTGCCTGGGGTTCACGAGCGTTTGCCCATCCGAGGCCGGAATCCAGCACGGCGATACCTTTTCCCAGAGTCTTTCGAGGTGTCTTCGCGTGATTCCGCGCAGCATCGAGTAGCACGCGATCTCATCCAGCGAGGCAGGAATTCCGCCGTCCAGCCAGCCGCGCATCAGGAGGTAGTTGTAGAGACCGAACTCCTCCATGCTCATGCGCTCGACGTTTTTGTCGGCCAGGAACTCGGCGGGATTGAGCTTATACCACTTCGGCTTGCTCTTCATGCGGCCTCCCGGATCTCGATCACGGTGCGCTCGTTCTCGTCGAAGAAGGCCTCCTGTTCGGTGCGCCGGATGCGGGCGATGCTGTCGTTGCGAAGGACGCGGGCCTTCACCAGCACGTCCTGAATCGTGGTGAACTTGCCGTCGAGGTCGCCTCGGCCATCTCGGACGTAGAACGTGGCCTTCAATGCCGCCTTCTGGACCGGGGGCCGCGCGCCCCACTTGAGCCGGGCCTGAAGGGTGAGTGCACGCAGGTCGCCGACCACTTCTGGATTGGTGACCACGCGCCCCTGGAAGCTCCGCTTCCCGTTCTTCTTCGTGGGTACGTGCCCGCGTAGCTCGATGACATGTGGCTCCGAGCACACTTCACGCGCGTTCTTGGTTGTCCTTGGCATGTTGACTCCTCGGCTACAGGCGCGCGAAGCGCGGCATCGTGAAAAGGCAGATCAGCCAGGCCGCGATGGTGATTTTCCAGTCAGCGATGGAGGCGAGCCCGCCGAAGAGTACAGCAATGGCGAAGGCCAGGAAAGCGAGGATGGTACGAAGCCGGTGGATGCGCTGCTGTAGAACCAGCAGCGACTCGGAATAGTACGCCGGACCGTTGTTTGCCCGGTCTTCTGAAGGTATGATTGCTTTCGTCTGCATGTTATGAGTTCGGGGCCGAGCGGTTGCAGCCGTCCGGCCCTTTTCCTTTCTCTAAGCGACCACCGTTCGCGCGTGCCTTCTTCTCTGCCCTGCGCTCAGAGCCGCACGCACTGACTCTGAAACCGGCCCCCGTTTCCTTGGGGGAGCACCATTAGGGGCGGTGAGAGCGCGAGCGGGCTCCCACCCGTTCTTGAACCTGCTGTAGAGTGTCCCGGCAGGGATGCCGGTCTTATCAGCCCACTCCCTCACGGAAAGCGCGCGGCCCTCGAAGGTGATGCGCTTGTTGTTGCGCTTGTTCACGGCCTGCTGTGCCGTGGTAGCCCATCGGCAGTTGCCGGGTTCGTAGTTGCCGTTTGGGTCGATTCTGTCCAGTGAGTGGGAGACAGACGGCCTACGCCCCATGTCAGCCAGGAAGTTCTCGTATGAGTGGACCCATCGGTCGCAGACTGTGATGCCGCGCGCGCCGTAGTTCTTGAACGAGATCGACCTTGGCTGATAGCAGCGGGCCTTCATGGATTGCCAGGCGATCCACTCGGGGCTACCCTTGTCGCCGTGCGTGCGCTTCCCTGCCATCTTCAGCCTCGCTTCAGGTTGAACTTACCGATGGCCACGTCCGCGCCGGGAACCGGCGTCCCGCTGTCGATTGCGGCCTTGACGCCCTTCTTGTCGACGGCACACTCGGACTTCTTGACCGAGCCGAGGAAGGCGCAGCGCTCGTCGAGGTCGACGCTATCGACAAGCCGCTCCCAGGCCGTTGCCGGGACGGTGATCGTGAGGGTCTTGTATTCGGCGGGGATGTCGCCTTCGTTTTTGATCTCGACCGACGGGGGGCAGGCGCGCAGGCTGAAGACCGTCGTCCGTCCTTCCAGCTTCCGGTAGCGGCCCTTCTCGTCCGTCCCGAGCGCCTGGATGGTGCGGACGACGTAGTTCTCCATGCGCTCCTGGGCCTTGACGAACGTCTTCTTGAGGGCCTGGAGACGCTTGATCTCGGCATCTGTCAAGGACGGAGTAAAAGTGGACCACCCGGGCGGCGCGAAAGGGGACCACCC